GGGGAAGAGGTGTGAGCCCCTCCCCCTCCCGAATTATTAACCCTGCGAGCCGTAGATGCCCAGAGGATCAGACCAGCCGAACGAATAACGCTCACGGGCCTTATAACGAACGTTGCCGGTGTCGAAGTCGCCGTCCATGCTGTTAGCCAGCGGGGTACGGACAAAGTGCTTCATACCGTTCGGAACATCCGTCGTCAGGTACCAGCCGAGGGTATCGGTCAGGAAGTGGTTAACAGTGTAACCTTCCGGGATCGAACGATTCGACTTGATGGCGTTGATGTCGTTATCCGCGGTGCTGACACGGAGTTCCGTTTCGAGCAGGCGGGTGGCAACGAACATCAGGTTCGGCGGGACAATCAACTTACGGGGCTTAGCCGCAATCAGCAGGCCACGTTCGTCCGTCCAACCGGCGATCTGAATAACCGCGTTTTCCAGCGCAGTTTCGTTCAGGTCGGCATTGGTAGCAGACGTGTTGGAGTTGACACCACCGGAGACCAGCGGGTGCACGGTGCTAAACAAGGGCTGACCGTCGCCACCGGGGTAGCTAGCGGAGAAGCCGTTGTTAATAACCGCAGCAGCCTTGGTCTGCTTGGTATACGCCATGGCACGAGCCAGCGCCTTGGTGTAACGCGAAGACAGAGAATCGTAGAGGTTGTCCTCAATCGCTTCTTCCGTCAGCGAGAAACCCAAAGCAATGGTTTCGTGGTTATAGCGGGCAGTGAAGACTTCCTGCGCATTGTCATAGGCAATGGCAGAACCTTCGTTCTTAACCGGAGCAGCCGAGAAGCCCGACAGCTTGGTTTCTTCTTCGAACGAACGTTCAGAAGTCTCAGTGGTAAAGATTTCCTTATGCTCCTCACCATAGCGAGCATACTCCAGACCGAACAGGGCGTTCAGACCGGGCAGAAGCTCCTTAAGGAGTTGTGCGCGTGAAATAGCCATTGTTCAAATCTCCTTACACGCCAGTGGGGTTGAGGTACTGGTGCATACCCTGATTCCACTTCACGATAACTTCCGTGTAGGAACCCGGGTAACCAGCAATCGCGGTTTCCGGCACCACGTCAATAATACGAACCGGCCAAGTGCTAGTTGTATTAGTGGCGGAAGTGACAGCCACGCCCGAGTCACCAGTAATAGTATTACCAGCGTTCTGAGCGAGAACCGCATTGTTACCAACCGAGGTACGGTTCACATAGCTGATCGTGGTCGAGTTGTAGACAGTGACAACAGCGACCTTGAACAGCGCGTCCGGGTCATCCTGCACGTAGGCATTGATGTCCGAGGCGGTGACAGCACCGGGGTAGTACTGCCGGAAAGTCTTACCATAAACGGGGTCCGTATAGGTGCACCCGAGGAAGACGCCGACAGGAGTAGCAGCAGTGGTACCAGTGTCCTTCGACAGAGTACCGCTCGAGTTCAGCTTGACGACGTCACCATAATAGATGGCCGTAGCCGAGCCGGAATCAATCGGAATCTGACGAGTCGCACCGGCAAACACCTGCCCACCGATCAAGTTGATCGGAATAAGCCCATACGGGCCAGAGACAGTAGGATAAGCCATCTTTAGCTCCTAGTTTATTTGCCTTTGCCGAACGACGTAGAAGACCGCTTCTCAGCGAAAAGGGGCATTCTAGAGTCGTTTTCTCTCATAAAGCTGCTGTCCACGGACTGGACCTGATCCAAGCTCTTCTTAGCGTAGTAGTCCCTACGCTGCTGAACGAACTCCACAGGGGTCTTGCAGAGCAACAGGCCCCCGACCTCAACGTTGTCTTTGTATCGACTGTTAGGGTCAAGGAAAACGCGGAACTTGGGCTGTTCTTCGATCCGGACTGGTTCCCATCCCTCACGCACAGCGGAAGAGAAGTTACGGGGATCAGCCTGACCTAGTACGGAAACACGAACCCACCTGTATTCATAACCGGGCTGCTTGTCTGGCTCAGGGAGCAGAGCGGCAGGTTGCCATGACTTAGGGCGTTCAAATTCAGTACGAGTCTCAAGTTCGCGTGCAAGTCTATTCTCAGCCATTTTTAGTTCTCCAGTTTTTTCATTTCCC